CTAAATCACCGTGCCCTTTTTGGCCATCATAAAGGTATTCTTTCTTGACATAAACATCTATATGTGGTGTATTAACACATAAGAACGCCATATTACTCCTTTATATTGTACAACTATCGCAATTTTCTTCTTCTTGAGCCTGCAACGTTGCTGGTTCTGTTTCTTCTACCTTGTCTTTCCAACCAAGTGGATGACTAGGTTCGTCTTCATCTTTCTTACTATCATATGTATTTTGATAATAAGATGTTTTCCAACCAAGTTTATATGTAGTCAACAAGTCTTGAGCCATAACTGATATTGGCACTTGACCCTCTTCAAAGTGTTCTGGATTATATGACCAGTTACCAGAAATTGCTTGGTCAAAATATTTCTGCATAACTGCAACGATATTTATATATCCTGTGTTCCCTTTCATATCCCATAATAGAGTATAAAAGTTCTTTAATCTTTGATAATCTGGTACAATTTGTTTCAGCGTACCCTTTTTAGACTTCTTAACTGACAAATAGTCTCTAGGTGGTTCTATGCCATTTGTCGCATTAGAAACCACACTAGAAGATTCAGACGGCATTTGAGCAGATAAGGTGCTATGTCTTAGCCCAAACTCTTTGATGTCTTTTCTTAATTGTTCCCACTTCATAGATAGTTTACGATTTACAATCTCATCTACCTCTTTTTTGTAGGTATCAATTGGTAAGATACCGTCTGAATATTTTGTTTTATGAAAGTAATCACATTGACCTTTTTCTTTTGCAAGATTATTACTTGCCTTTAATAGATAATATTGGAAAGCTTCTGTTAATTCATCAACTTCTTTCCACGCTTGTTTATCTTCATATGATAATTTTAGTTTTGCTAGATAGTGTGCAAGACCAATATAACCTATTCCTAAACTTCTTCTTGCCTTTGTAGATACTTCGGCAGCCTTAACTGGATATTGTTGATGGTCTATGATTTCATCTAAAGCTCTTACTGCTAAATCACAAAGACTATCTAAATCTTCAATATAACTAATTTTACCTACATTGATTGCACTTAAAATACACAATGCAATTTCACCACCACCATCAATGTGTTGAATAGGGTCTGTTGGTAATGTAATCTCTTGACATAAGTTAGACATATAAATTCTGTCTTTAAAGCTAGAGTGTGTATTACAATGGTCAATATTCATAATGTAAATACGACCTGTCTCTGCTCTTTCTTTTAACATATTTGTAAATAATTCTTGAGCACCTATTTTTTTCTTTTTAACACTTGTTTTTCTTTCTGCTTTAAGGTAAATGTCATCAAACGTCTCTGTACCCCACGCTTCATAGAGTTCAGGTACTTCGTGTGGTGAGAATAAGGTAATTTCTTCGTCATTAATAAATCTTTCATAGAATAATTTTGAAATCTGAATAGAATAATCTAATTTTCTAACTCTATTATCCTCTGTACCTTTATTATTTTTTAAAACAATAATGTCTTCTATTTCTTGGTGCCAAATAGGGAAGTGAACCGTTGCACTCCCACCTCTAACACCGTTTTGAGTACAACACTTAACCGTTGCTTCAAACTTTTTGAGGAACGGTATAACTCCTGTGTGTTGGACTTCACCGCCTCTAATTCTGGCGTTAATACCTCTAATTCTCCCAGCGTTAATACCAATACCAGCCCTTTGTGCAACGTAATTGCCAATAGCCATATCACTAGAGAAAATACTAGGCAAAGTATCATCAACATCAACCAACACACAACTAGCATACTGGCGAATAGGTGTCCTAACACCGGCCATAACTGGTGTAGGAATATTGATTTTAAATTTTGAAATAGCGTCATAATATTTTTTAACATAACTCATCCTCTTTTGTTTTGGGTACTTTGCAAATAGTGTGGCACTAATCATCATATACATAAATTGAGGCGTTTCAAACAACTCGCCTGTACTTCTATCTTGTACCAGATATTTGTCAATTACCTGTCGTAGACCTGCATATGTAAAATCGTAATCTCTTTCGTGAGTAACCCAATTTTCCATTCGGTCAAAATCTTTTTTATCGTACCAATTTAATATTTCTGAATCATACACGTTAATGTCAACACCTTTTTTAACGTGGTCATAAAAATGTGGGTGGTCCCAAAGTTTTCTGAAAATTTGTTTTCTTAATGAGAACAATAATAGTCTTGAAGCGACAAATTGATAATTAGGATTATCTAAAGAAATTAAATCTGAAGCTGACTTGATTAATATTTTTTGAATTTCGTCTGTTGTAATACCATCATAAAATTGTAAACCACTATTCATTTCAACCTGTGATGAAGAAACACCTGATATATCTTCACAAGCATACTCAACCATTTCGTGTATCTTATCAATGTTAAGAGGTTCATATCCTCTGCCATTTCTTTTCTTCACTTTCAATACATTATTTTCTACCATACTTCTCTCCTAACATTTCTTATAATCGGTTAATTTCGTCAAGGCACTTAATTTAGAATACGTGTTATTACTTATAATATCTTTTATTTCACTTTTAGAAGTTCCTGACATAATTAAATCATTTACATCTTTAGATTGTATGTGTTGTGGCCAAATAAAAATCTTATAATTTTTTTCAACAACATCATACATTCTTTTTATTATTTCTTTATTTCTTGGTTCATTATCAAATATATAAGTTACCTGTTCAGGTGGCACACGTAAAGTTAAGTCGGCGCCGCCAGCAGCCAAACAATTATCAATAAACATACTATCAATTGGTCCTTCAACAATAAAAATATCATTCTGTAAATTTACTTTATCAAGACCAAAAACTTTTTGTTTATTCTCATCAAGTTTTATTGTGAGATATTTTGGTTGTTCTTTACCAAAGGCACGACCTTGAAAAGCAAATGGTTTGCCATCAACACCGTAAAAAGGTATTAACAACCTAGGGTGTTCGCCTTTTGTGTGAGGAAAAGTATTTGGTTTAACCTCATTTACAAATGACATAAATTTATCACAAAAATACAATTTGTCAAAGTATTCAATTGGTATTTGTCTTTTTATAATATATTGTCTCGCTGGGTGTTCATCATCTAATTCACTTATCTTCTTAAATTTACTAAAATGGTCTATGTCATTAAACTTTGTAGGTTTAAAGTCAAATTTAGGTGCTGGCGTGGAGGGTGCCGAACCTTTATATCGTTCTAGTAAATATTGTTCATATTTTTTAGGGTCTATGAATTTTAAAAAATTAGCAAGATTTTGGCCTTCGCCACAATTATGGCATTTAAAGAACATATCATTTTTAACTTGATAAAAATACGCTCTCGCTTTTGTTTTACTCTTTTTAGAATCACCACAATGAGGACACCTGAAGTTGAAAAGGTAGTCACCTTTTTTCTTGAATTGTCCTAATCTGGAAGATAATTCGTTAATAAATTTTAAATCAATATAACTAGACATAGCAAATACAATATACAATAATCTCACTCAATTGTCAATGGTGGAAAAACTTCCTAATCAAAAAAATACCAGAGAATTTTCAGCGCTGTTTTTCTAACAAAACCGCTTTAGTTTATCATAGCTAGAATAGTTTTGAAATTTGATGATAATATCCAACCTATTACGATAGCACCACCTAATACCAACCATTTATATTTCTCTAGTATACCAACTCTTCCACCAATGTCAAGCTTCAATTGCTTGATTTCTATTAATAGTCTTTTTTCTACTTGTTGGATTTCTTTTGATAATTCTTTGTGAACATTATTAATCTCTCCAGCTCTTTCTCTTAATTTTTCAAAGATAACTTCGTCTGTTTGTTCTTGTCTGGAGATTTTCTCTTCGTGTACGGCTAACATCTGTTTAATACAAGTAGATACATCTGTTAGTTTGTCTATTGCTGTGTCAAGTCTACCGTGGATTGTTTGTACGTTCTCCACGTCTTTTTTTAGACCAGCTATATCAACGATTACTTGTTTTTCTATGTCAGCCATTGATACACTTTCTAATTAGCTAATGGGTTTTGTGCTTTTAGTTTTAATTCTTGTATTTGTAATTTTAAAACTTCTACTTCTTTTTCTAATACAGCTACATTAGTTTCATTCTTTTTGATACCTGATACATCTGGTGCTTCTGCTTCAGATTTTTCAAGTAAAGAAATTCTTTCATTTGATTTAGCAATTTCAGCCGTATTTTTTGTGATACCTGATACGTCTATGCTAGAACCCTCTATTGCTGATAGTCTTGTATTAAATTCGCCCCAAGCATAAAAACCACCACCAATGGTAGCAATCACACCTATAAGAGCTGCATATGTAGAAAGTTTATCTACTATTCCATTTTTCATTTTTAGTCCTTTTATTTTAATGATTTCAAAGCAGATATTTCTGCCTGTAAAGTATTTATTCGTGTTGACACCCTAGCTAGAGCATTCATTTGAGCAGCAATTGGGTCATTACTTATATAGACATTTAAGGATGCCTCTTTATATATTTGTTGCTGTTCTAATATATTTAGTTTTTCAAATAACTCTAGGTTACCATCAGGAATTGTTCCACCGTTTAATCTTTTGTTCTTATATGCCGTTAAATCTGGTGCATTTGAAGATAACCCTGCTGATATTACTAAAGAAGTTGCTTGTAGTTTTTGGTCAACTCTTTTTAATTTAGAATTTATTTTTGCAATAATTCTTTCTACTTTTTTACCTATGCTGTCAATGTCGGTAGAGGCAATCTTCCTGTCCGAGACAGATACATTTGTCTCATCTTCCACAACTTCGCCATCACTCGCCGTCTCCTTTTGTCCTTCTGTTTCCTTATCTTCAACCACCTCTGGTTCATTAGATACAACATCACTCTCTTGTCCTTCCGGCTTTGTTGTTTTTTCATCTGTTGATAAAGTTTCCTCTGTCTTAACGGTTTCTGTTGTAAGCTCTTCATTAGTAGCATTTGGTTCTTCCTTTATGTTAGATTCTTCGGTTGTTTTTGACTCTATCATATCGTTATTTTCTACTTCAAAATTACTCGTCATTGTCTCTTCATCCTTAAATTCTTCCATACTCGGCTCTTCCATCATAATTTCTGGTTCATTTAAACTAGCAATTTCATTCATCATATCGCCACCTAATTCTTCCATCATACTATCGCCTAACTCCTCAAAAAATTGTTGTTCAGTAATACCTTCAACTTTTAATTCTTGTTTAAAATCTTCTACTAGATTATTGGTTTCTATAAAATCTGTAAATTGCATTTCTACAAATTCTTCAAACTTTACTTCTTCTATTTGACCAAGGTCATCTTCTATAAGCATTGTAGTATCAATAGATACAACTTCAATCTGTTCAAAATTTTTAATTGCGTCATCAACTTTAGTATCTAAATCTTGGAATAAATCTACACCATCATCTGTTGTTAAATCAACTGCGTTTGCAATATCATTACCTGCGTCTGTACAAGTTCCTAATTCTGAGCAAGGTGTAATTGTTGTTGATTGAACACCAGCAGTCGTAATAGATAACTCTATATTATCTACATCTGGTCCATAATGAGCACCGTCATAACTTGTACCTGCTGTATCATTATAAACTTCGGCTCTTATTGTAAAATCTGTTTGTGTATTTGCATTGTGAGTATAACTATCAGTTTGATTATTCCATACACCACCATTCATTGCCCTATTAGGGTCGTGGTCATTTATATTTCTTGTTTGTGTAGTTACCGTACCATCACCGGCTGTGATAGTTTGTTTAAGAGTAAATGTATTTTCTTGATTATTCCAAAACCAAATGTCTGCTGACATTGTTGAAGTAAAGCCTTCATTGATTTGTGCTTGTGTTAATTTACCATCGCCAACTAAATCTACATCTTGGTAAATTTTACCAGTAGGGTCGCCTTCAAATGCTAAAACACCACCTGAAGTATTTTGTCCTGATTGAGCTGAACCTGGTGTGCCATTGTGGCCGTGACCGACATCACCTGAAATTGTCCAACCGTTTGTGCTGTAAGTGCTACCTGTTCCAAATGTTGAGTTTGTTAAGACGTTGCCTGTGGTTGTTCCTGCTGTAGATGTAGTACAGGTACGGTCACCAAGGTCGTTGGTTGTACAGGTCTCTGCCTTACTTACGTTTAGAAAAGTCGTAAGGGTTAAGGCTATGACCAAACTTATAAACTTTATAACTTGCATATGCTACAAGGCAACTCCAAATAAGCCAATTAATAGTACCGTAATCCATAAATTATTTATTCCTACTTCGGTGGATTTTTTTTCATCTCCAGGCTTTTTTTTTTCAATTCTATATCAGCAGCCTTATCTACTTCTTTCCACTCTTTATTAGATTTTTCTTCTTCTATTTTTTTTAATTTTTCTTGTACTTTTTTTAATTCTTCTTGTCTAGCAATCTCATCTTTCTTTGCTTGAATTTTGTCTGCTTTCTGTACAACTTTTAATCTCTTTGTATAGATTTCATAATCAGGTCTTAACTTATTGTATTTTGACCATTGTTCAGTTGCAGCCTTACCAATTTTACCTTCAAACGGACAAGGTGTACCTGATTGTTCCATTGCAAAGAAAACTCTAGGATCCTGACATAAAATTGACACAGCAGCCACTTTCATACCAAGGTCATTTAATACTTTTGATAATTTTATACGTTCACAATTTTCGTCTGTTCTATATGTACCAGCAGATATACCTAAACCAAATGAAGACATACCACCTGACATACCAACCACACATAAATCCTGTGACATTGCTGACATACTAGGTGCTGAAGATGAATTTACAACTCTTTGGTCACCTGTATAGGCGTTTGTTGTAGTAGTAGATGTGGTATTGGAAGACGAACCACTAGCGTAAGTAGTAGTTGATTCTTGGCTATATCCACCAGAAATTGTGGTGTTAGAACCCGAAGTTGTTGTTTGTGTGTTGGTCGTGGCACCATTTGAAGTGGTGTCCGCAAGTGTCAATTGTGTTAGTCCCATAACGAAACATAGTATAAGACCGATTAGAGTCTTGTTCATAGTTTCCTTTGCCTCTGCTAGTTTACCTAGTCCTTATGCAATTTTCGTGCAAGTGAGGTCGTTATACCTTTATTTATAAAAGATATTTATAAAAGATTATTCCAGAATAAGTGCTTTTATTCCTTTAGAGCCGTCTATATTAGTTTCCAGCTCTGCCTTTGACTTAATACAGCTATACTGGACACTATTTCCCTTAACCTGCCTCTCAGCTGTCCTCTTTCCTTTGAGACAATCTGACATACTGGATTGGATACGGTGCTCCTTAATCTCATTATTTACTATCATCAATAATGCTATTACTGATTCTACTATCATTTTAGTTTCCGTTTCCGTTCTTGTAAATTATATCTCTATCTGAATCCTTCAGTTTTTCAATATCTTCTTTTGCTTTTTTCATTTGTTCTTGTAAGAATTGAATATTGATTTTATTGTTCATCATATTTTCAATATTTTCTTCTAACTTCTCCACGGTTTTATATAAATCCTCAATCAACATAAATTGCTCCGAATCGGCAGGTAAACTACCCATTTCACCACGAGGCCACTTTATTCTAAATTCTGTATTCTTATCTAAATCAGCAGTAAGTCTTTCTTCTACCGTGTTAACGGTTTGCTTATGCTGTTCATCCATTTGTGTAATATCTTTTTCTAATAATGTATGATTGGTTTCTAATTTGTTTATCCTCTCTACAATACCGAAATAGCTCCACACACCTACTGCCACGGCGGCAATTATAGCGAGCATATTACGGATTGGCATAGCGACGGCCGTGTTATCGTCAACCGATACTGGTTTAGTCATTCTTCTCCTCACTTTCGTAATATTCTTTGTATTTGTCTAACAAAGCATTTGTTTCTACTAGTTTGTTTCTAATCTGAGCAAAGTTCTTTGCTAATAATTCAAAGTCTTTATCAGTTAATCCCCATAATACGGGGTCAATACCATCAGCCTCTAATTTTGCAAATACCTCAGCTGCATTTTCACTTGTAATAATATGCCATTGTATTTTTTCCATCTGTAATGGAGTTGGCTTTTCTAAATTTAATTGAGCTCTAGGTACTTCTTGTTTAAATATCTCTAGTTGTTTTACACTACCACAACCTGATAATAATAAACACAGCATTAATGGTACTGCAATAATCCAAGCTAATCTATAAGTTCTATCTTTAGTATGGTACATAATTAGGGTTTGCTATTGAAGGACACTCTGTATTAATTTCAGATTTCTTCGTAGCATTAATCTCTTTCTCTGTCAATGGTGAACCACTAGCAATTTCAATACATCTGTTTGCTTTATCACTAGCAGAGTTGGTAATTCTTTCAATTGATTTAGTTCTTTCAATCGCAAGTAAACCAACGTCTCTGTTCTTTTTATTAAATCTTTTATCTAAATCGGCAAAATCTGTTTTTAATTTACCAATTAATTCGTTCATTTCTTTGTTTGCCGTTAGTATGGCTTCAAAATCTTTTTTTTGGTTTTCTATGAGTTCTTTCTGCTCTGTGACGGCAGATTCTAACTTGATTTGATTTGCTTTTAATGTAGCATTATCAGACCTTAATTTCATAACGTAGGCGCCGGCGCCGGCAAGGCCAGCAACCATTACACCTATCATTATCATTCTCATAGAACCAAACATATTATTTCTTTCTTAATTTTTTTATAGCATTTAAGATGTCTTCAAACTTTTCGTTGACATACCAACCTGCTACAAAACCGATTACAAATGCAATTGTTGTAAACATATTAATCTCCTATTTTAGCGTTTCTTTTTCTGTGACCATTCCAAGCAACGAAACCACCCAATCTTAATGAGTAGTATGCCAGATAGTTCATAAGATAGAAACCATTTACATTAATGTTAATATCTCTAAAGATTTCATCTGCTCTCTTTTGTGATATAGTTCCTAATGTATCTTTTTTATTAGCATTTAACAAGGTCTGGTACTTATAACCATAATCGTGTACTAAACCACCTACTAATAAAACACCAACTGGTGAGAAAAATGTTCTCAAAAATTTAGGTATACTTGCACCATCAAATTGAAAACCTTTTGGTATCACATACTTCTTATCATTTAAATTGTAATAAAAGTCTGCTGTAAGTTCCCAATTTCTCGTTGCTAATAACCACATAGCTATAGCTTTAAAAAAACCTTTACCTTTTGTTTTAATCGGTAGAGGTTTCAGTTGAGGCATTTCATTGTATTTAAATGTATAACATTTAGGTTTCTTTCTATCAAATAAGTTGATAGCAAAACCTATAATTACGAAAGCAATTAGTAATGACCATTGCCAAAACTTCATTGCTAAACCAATTAATAATTCCATATTAATCCTTACTTTTTTTATTTGTATCTATATATGTCTGGTAAATCTTATGAGCCTGACCTAGATTTTTTTTCTTTTCAGGATCCTTTGCTCTTTCACTTGCAACCTTGGCTCTTTGCGACATTGCAATTGCAGCCTGCATTTTGTGAGCGTGTGTTTTACCAGAATTCTTAATCTTACTTACAGATTTTCTAGCAGTTTCGCCATCTGTAAAACCTAAACCGTGTATTGTACCTTTAGGATTTTCGTCTGTATATAAATCAGAGTGTTTATCTGAACCTGCTTTTTGACCAGGTTTTCTAGGTATTCTTTTACTTGCATTAATACCTACACTCCTTTTTGTTTTATATTGAGCGCCTTTAGGTGGCGTATCACCTAAACTAGCAATGGGAGCTAAACTATTAACACCATTACTAAAGCCTGTTATATATTCTTTTAGAGTCTTCATACTTTAGATTTTTCTCTAATCGTTTCTTTTACTTCAGGTTCTTCTATTCTTATTTCTTCTTTAACAATACCTGATAGTTCATCAACTTTTTCATCTAATTTATCTAGTGTATTTAAAACACCTTTTAAAACTACATTATTGTTATCGTTATTTTCTTTTATCTTTGCACCAAACTTTTTCATAATAGTTCTTCGCAACACATCTTCAGCGTCATCTTTTTTCTTCTTCGCATTAGGGGCCATATCTACACCACCGTGTGCTACTGCGTTTGTTGGTGCCTCTTCATCCATCTTATTGATGATTTCATCCATCATTTCTTTATAGTGTTTGGGCATATTCTTTCTCCGATATTAGTTCGTCACCTCTTTCATAAACATCAATACCAAAACAAGTCATATACGGCTCTTGTTCTATATCCAATTCAGGTATTTCTCCTTCTTCGGATAACATTTCATCATATAAATTTTGTTCTTTTAAATATGTTATTATTGTTGATTCAAGAGTGTCTTTATATTGAGCATAACTCTTATCTTCTTTAATTAATAAAGCTAATGCAACTGCAAAAGAACCTAGTTTAGAACCTAGACCAACTCTTTTAAGTATTTTTTTGATATTAAATACAAATCTATGTAATAAAGTGTAGTGTCTTTTCTTACTACCTAATACATTTTTATATTTAATTAAAACCTTACCATCTTTGTCAATAATACCATTCTTAAATGCACCTGTTTTTTCAAACGGTGTAATAAGCATTTTGACAACACGATAAGTTATTAAAAAATCAATACCTCTAGCCATTATAGTTCCTCTAACATCTTCTTAATGTTTTGGTCTTCTTTCTCCTCAACTAATTCGTGAGGGTAAAGGTAACCTAGATAACCACAAATAGTCTTTAGTATTGGCCAATAAACTTTATCTATTTTAAATAACAATAAAGTCATACAGGCGTCAGCACCAAAAACATTATGTAATAATATAATATGGTTTAATACTAATCTTATCTTTAAATCACCAGACGTTTCATATTTACGAAACAATCTTTTAAGATATTTAAACCTTTTTACATCATCATCAAACTCTTGTTGTACTTCAAGAGTAGGGTTGTCATAATTATGCATAGCATATAACAACCAGTTTTGTTTGGTTATCGTATCAAACATTATTTACACTAATTTAGCGTAAACTTTAGACATTCCTGTTTTTAACGTTTCGTACTCTACTTGAAGTTTCAAACCACCTTCTTTTTTATGAGAAATACCATCATCATTAATATCAGAACCATCTACGTCCTTACCAAATCTTCCTCCACCAAATTTTACTTCGGTTGTAAAGTTACCTTTTTCACCAGTAGTTTCTTGAACAGGTACAAATAGACCTATTCTAGCTAAATTATTTCTTATTTCTTCAACAGCTGTTTGAGCAGACATATATTCTTTGCTCGCTGTTCCACCAAGAAATGCATTAACTCTTTTTAAAACTTCCGGGTCGTGTATGTTGTGAACACCAACAGAACCATCTTCAAAAGAAGCTGCGTCAGCTGTACCAACGTGGCCACCATCAAGACTTTCTTTGATGTTTATGTGTTGTTTAAAAGTTTTCATTACTCTTCTTCCTTGTTTTTTTCTTCTTTGTCTTCAGATTTTTTTTTAGTTTTCATACTAGCCATAGGTTTATTAGTACCAAGACCAGGACCTAAAATATCTTCCTCAAAGTCTTTCAAATTTTCATCTTCTATAAAAGATTTAAATTTTTTCATTTTTATTCTTCTTTACTTTTTTTAATACGACTTCTTTATTAGTTGCCATATTGATTAAGTTAGTAGAAAATTGTATTGCACCATTTAAAGCATTTAAATTACTTTTCATAGTACCAACATCAATTTCTACTTTTTGAATCTTATCTTTCAACTCATTAAAGTCTTTAGTAAGTCGCTGTCTTTCATCTTGCAATTCTGCTAATGTTATATTCATAATATTCTCCAATTAATAAATTACGCTGTCGTACCAGTATTAGCTAAAATGTTCCAAGAACCGTTTTTAAAAAAACATACGGCAGTTTTACCTGCACCAGATAATACTATACTAGTATGACCTCGTAAGTTTGCCGGTGTAATTGTAGCATTGTTAGAACCAGTTGATGATGTATTCATAAAAATTTTGATTTGACCATCTGCACCATTAGCTAATGTAATAGTACCTGCTTGGTTTGTTGCGTTGATTTCAGTAACCGCCGAGGTAACATCAGCCGCTAAAACTGAAGAACCATCTAACGATAGTTGTTGTGAAGCTTGCTTCAATCCTAACCAAGTTGGTATGTTATTGAATATAGAAGCTGCACTTACTTTTTTATTGATTGGTGTTCCAGTCGGGTCATCCACAATGTGGAATAAATCTACTGAAGCTAATGCGTTACCTAAATCGGTAAGCTGTGTGATTTTCTTATCTGCCATTTTTTCTCCTTTAAACCCTTTCGGGAATTCTACTTGCGCCAGTTGACGCAATCACTTTATTAATATATTTATAAAGGGGGCCGAAGCCCCCTCTAATTAGTTATTATTAAGCGGCGTTAGTTAAAACTGATAAAGTCTCGTATTGTACTCTACCATTTCTACCACCTGAACCAGTAATTTTTAAGTTCCAACCTGCGTGGCCAGCACCTGCTGGTACTTCGCCATCTGCATAGTTAAATAAACCCAATGTGACACCTGTAATAAAGTTGTCAGCAGTTGCGTCTTCAAATAAGTTAGTTCTATTTGCACTTGTTGGTGCTAGTTTAGCAGCGGCACAAGCCCATAAAGGTGCTCCTGCAGCTGAATCTGCGCTAGTTTGCATAGACATAGTATTCTCTCCCTTTGTTAAATTTAGGTACTCAATTCTTAATATGTACCACTATTTATAAGGGATTTAATCTTCTAGGAGTTTTTTGAGAAGTCTGATAGTTCTTGAAGTATCACCATTATGGACAACACCTTGTCCACCTTTAGCTCTAAATTCATTAACGTTTTTAGGATAATCGTCTATCAGTATTGAATTCTTATCTGCGTATTGTTGTTTTTGTACACGCTTAACAAGATTAATTCTATTAGAGGCAATGCCAAGATTTTTGGTTGCCCAATATTTTTTACCAGGTACACAATTCTTATCGTAAGTATCCTCTACGTAAGCTGATAAAATTTCTGTATTATATTTTTTTAGGAAGTTCCAGAGTTGTTTGCCGCCTTTATGCCAAGGTAATGTAGACCAAAAATCTGGTTTACTTTTGATAGCACCCCATTTTTCAGACTTACTGCCTTGAGCCCAAACGTCAATCTTCTTGCCGGTAAGTGTTTCAGCACCTTTTACAAAGTCGCATAGTACACCATCCATATCGCAATAGATTTTTTTCATAGTGTTTGTCCTTTCATACTAGTATAATAACACATCCAATATAAAAGGCAAGCGTTAATTTTACTTATTATACGTGATTTTTGGCTCGGTATCAACTTTAGTTTTAGTTTCACCAGACATTGTTTTGCCTTTGCCCTCTGATTCTTTTTTATACTTTGAGTCCATCTTATTGAAAAAATCTTTTTTCTCTTGGTCAGACATTGAAGCCAGACCTTTACCAGTTTTTTCTAATTCTTTTTTGAACATTTGTTGGTAAGCAGAATCATTAATATATTTTGTAAGGTCTTTAGTTGCTTCCTCTAAACTACCTGATTTTGAATTAAAATATCCCATTATTTTCCTTTTACTTGTTTTGCTAAATCTTTATCTGCACCACCCCAAGTACCACTTGATTTGGTTACAAAAGAATTAACTCTTGCGAAAGCCCATTGTTGTTGAGTAGCACCTGGTCTGTGGCCACCTCGCCAAGCTGCCATACCTCTATCGTAAACTTTTTTAAGAATACCATAAGGCATTCCTGATTTCTCAGCCTTATTTTTTAAACCTGCAATTTGTTCAAAGACTGCCCTAGCTGGGTGTTCTTCGTTCTTCATTTTAGGTTTCATACCTTGTTTTTTTAATCTGTCTATATCTGCAACAGCAGGAGCATTTTCAGCTTTTACGGTTGCACCATAATAGTTTTTAAGGTCAATAGCATACTTGTTTAAGTCTGCACCTTTACCATCAATTTTCATTACAAGACCTTTAGCGTCAATTGTAAAACCGTGTTTTGCTAAATCAGTTGAAGCCTTTGCCATCTTATCGTGTGTTTTAAAAGTAGCTGTCATCTTCTTCATTTCTTCTAATGATTCAGGTACACAATTAGGTACTTTCTTACCACCCTTATCTTTTAAACCGACTTGTTTGTATCCTGTCCAACAAGCTTCAAACATTTCTTCATCCATTTCTTCACCGAATTGAATATTTTTTACCGTAAATTTCATATTTCTTACTGCAAGTTTACTTCTTGAACCACTTGAAATAAAAGGTATGTTTTCTTTACCTAATTTTTGTAGGTCTGCTTCTTTAAATTTATCAAGAATATTCATAAGTTGTTTTGCTCTAGCAGCTGTAATCTTTTTATTTCTAAAAGGTTCGTATTCTTTTTTAAGAGTTGCAATCATTTGAGGTGTAATACCTGCTTCTTGTAAATCAACTTCTTCTTTCATTTTAGAAAGTTTATCACCAATTTCGTGGCCTTTTTTGATAGTTTTCTTATCTAAAGGTGGCTCATCATTGTATTTCTTTTTTGCAACTGACATACCAATAGCATATGCTTTACCATTTGGCATTTCAACTTTTAAACTTTCTTCAACTTTATTTTCTGATTTTTCTTTTTCTCTTTTCATCTTATCTTTAAGATGTTTATATGCAATACCAACTTGTAATAATGGTTCACCTGTTTCTGGATTTACCATTTTCTGTGTATCTTTTTGAACAGCTTTACTTTTTTCTAAATCAATTTTTTGTTTTAGAACATTAATTTGGTCATCTTTCTTTTCAACATCAGCTTTTAATTTTTCTGTATCGTCTGACTTTTCTTTTTTATCTTCTTTTTTATCTGTTTCAACAGGCACATCATTGTCAGGTGCTACATCTGTTTTTTCTTTTTTCTTTACAGCTTCTTCCCAAGTCTCAACGGTTTCTTTAATCTTATCTGTCTTAGCTTTTGCTTGAGCGTCTTGCATATCTTGAGCAGAATCACCATCTGATTCACCTAGAATTGCTTTTACCGTTTTTACATCTATGCCTAATTCTTTTGCAATCTTAGCCGCTGACGCACCTTGTTTTCTCATTGCGTCTATATCTGACATTCTACCTTCAACTAAATCTGATAGTTGATTAATACCTGCGTGTTTGATTGCTAGTTGTGTAGGGACATCCATATTTGCAATCATTTTTTTGACTGCTGGTGTCACATCTGATTTTGTTTTATGTTTCCATAAATTTTTAATGTTCTTAATTTGTGTATCATTCAGTCTTGATTGTAAGTAACCAACTTCATTTAAGTTTACTTCAGCCATTGCTTCTGATATTGTTTTTCTATATCTACTCATTAGTTATTTACCTTTGCTCCTGCTCTCCATTGATAACAAGACCAATATCGTGCTTTCCATTTAGGACCTGGATTATCACAATTGTGCCTTGCTCTAAACGATTTACGTCTAGCTGGGTCGTCTCTTTTAATACTTAAACCTGTTGTGTCACCAAACGATACTTTAACTACATTACCTTTTTCGTTCTTAACATAAACATAAAACTTCTTACTACCACCACGAATTGGGTCATTAAGTTTGACCTTTTTGCCTTGATATTCAGACTCTTGTAAAGGTTCGTGTTCGTGTTCAAAAATACACTCATCACATTCTTTATCGTAGTTTTCAAATTCTTTTAATGTTTTTACCATTAGACTTTCTCTATCATTTTAGCAACAGCCTCTTTTAGCTTTGCTTCCCATTGTTCTTTATAACGTTCCCTATATTTATTCATTGTGGACTCTGTAGCTGCCCATTCTTTTATGTCTTTTTCAGTAGGGCTATCTGTTTCTCTTTCTAGGAAACCTTTGATTTTCTTCTTAACTGCCATATCACCACTACCTGGTTGTGACGGTTTGTATGTGGGATTTTCATATCCTGCATAGTCTGGTTCACCTGGTGTTATGGTTGATGTATGTTTAGCGTAGTCGTTACCAATGTCTGTCGCCTCTTTAATCTTTGAAACGAGGTCTTTTCGTAATTCTCCAAACATTTTTTTATATTTCTGCGTGTGTTTAGATGGTTTAGTTTTAGCTGTCTTATCTCCAGGTGCTGGAGTGTTGTCATTCTTGGTTGTGTCTTTGCCTTTAAAATGGCCAGCTCGTTTATCTTTAACATCTTTTTTTAGTCCACTATAATACTTTTTAGGTTGTGTTCCTTCTTTATCTTTCACGTCTTTATCTTGAGCCAATCTATCAGTATGTGCTTTAGAAGCCTCTGATACTGCCTCAAATCCATAGTCAACGTCTAGGTTATATTCCCTCACGTCTACCTCTCTATCTGCCGATACAGGTACACAATCCCATATCCAAGCTTTATGTAAATTATTTTTATCGTCTTCTAATACGACATAATTAGTACCTTTTCTTTTTACGATACCTTGTATATCTTCTTTGACATAATCAACTTTGTCGCCAATGTTAAATATCATTTCTCTAATATATAAATCTCTAATTTGTTGGTGTTCAAAGTCTTTAAATGGTACAACTTCTTTAGTCTCGCCTGTGTATTGAGCGGCTAAATTCATACCTTGTCTTACTTGTTTCATTATAGCATTTGCGTCAACACCTCTTGGTAGTCCTCTTTTAAAACTAGCAATATCGTTGCTTGAAGCAGCTGCTCTCATTTTACTTGCTGACATACCTGATACGTTATCGGCATCGGGGTCTCTTTCGCCAGCAGATACAACATCAATATTATCAAAGTTATAATAACCGTGTCTTGATTTTACATCATTATACTTTTTAATTATTGTATCAAATTCTCTAACTCTATCACTACCTACAACCATAGTTATATCACTATAACCTTTTTTGTAAAGTAATGTACAAATATCTAATATCATATTTGTATTGTTAACTTCTATATTTCTTGCGTGTCTAGGAAACATCTTTTTCATTATGTCTAGTTTTTGTCTAGGCGATAATGGATTCTTTTTAGGGTCCTGACTTCTACTTAAATAAATTCTGTAATCGTTTGACCTAATACTTGCCACTTTATTAATTAACTTTTCGTGGCCAGTTGTAGGTGGATTAAATCTACCAAAACTAAATGCGATTGACTTGCCTTTAGCTTCGTGCATTTCTAAATCATCTATCTCTTTATCGGTAACTTTACCGTCATCTAAAATCTTTTTACATTTTTTATAGAAGTTTAAATAGTGATACTTTTCTAACATTTTATAGATAACATTTTTAGGCAATCTATTCTTAATACCAAACTTTTGTATTTGGTCTGGTGTCATATCTGAATCAAAAGCAGCTCTTCTATCTGCGTCAACACCATCACCTACTTTAATAATGGCTTTGATACTATCTTCTATTTCTTCTAATTTATCGTTAATTCTATCTTGTAAATTTAAAATATCATTAGGTTCTAATTCTTCTAATTCTCTGTAATCAATAATGTCTCTTTTTAATTCACCTTTGATAACATCTAACTCTTGTACTTTTTTCTCAAAATCTTTTAAGTATAAACTAGGGTCAAATGTAAAATCGTCAGGTCTTTTTATAAACTTATTACCCTCAATATCAAATACAGCGTCAGCCTTTTTGTTTTGGTCTTCGTATGTTTCTTTATCTGTAATAAAATAATAATTAATTGGGTGTTCAGAACCAGGTATTAATTTACCTTGAATATTATCTGGATTACTAGCAGACAAATACTTTTTAGATAATCTTGTTCTTTCTTCTTCTTGTTTATCAGCAGGCACATCAAACAATACATTAAGGTCTAGGTCTGCGTCATTTCTATATCTCTTTGTAAGAATAGAACCGATAAGAGAAACTTTTAAAACAGGATACTCACTTTCAAATTCTTCTAGTTGTTTATTGATTAATACAACAACACTAGGTTTGATTTTAGGATTAGGAGTATCAGCGTCATCAAACACAGCCTTAGCATATGTTCTTCTTGGTATATCTATGATACTTTCTTTAAACGTTTTCATCTTCTTCTTAATTTTCTTTCCGTAGCCATCCATCTTTTTGCTGTGTATGACTTAATTTTATTTGACAATAAACTTCTTACGGCTTTACCTACTTTATTCATTACAACGGTTGTAAGTTCTTTATCATCTTTACTATTATCTACAATCACCATATTACCCATACCAAATAAATTTTGAAATCTACCAATATTAGCTTGTACGCCTTCCCAAGATTTTCTTGTAATATATTCTGGTACACTTCTTTCTCTTTTAGAGTTTCTTTCTAATGCCACATCTAAACTAGTATTAACAAATATCATATAACAATCATAACCTAATTGTCTCAATTGTGCTGTTTGACTTTTAATCTTATCATAATCTCTACCAGTACCATCAACAACCATACCTAATCTGCCTTTGATAGATAAGTCCATTATATTACCTGTTGTTGCCTTTGCTCTGGCTCTTACTATATCTCTTGCCTCTGCCTCATCTTCAGGCATTTTTAGTGAAAGATTATTTTTCTTTAATGCAACTTCAAAAGCATTATCAGAGTTAATCATTCTTAAACCTGTGCCACCAAATGCACTTCTGGTTACAAATGTTTTACCAGAACCTGGACCACCTGCAAGAAAAAATGCCTTAAAAATATTAGGGTCATATAAACCCTCATTTAATTCTGTATATTTTATGTCGTTAAATGTTTTCATCTTTCTATTCTTTTTATAATTTTATTTGCAATAACTTCAGGCTCTGCACCCTCAGCCTTTATATTTATTAATTGTTCATCAAAATGTTTAATAACTGGACCAACTTGTTTTTCGTGTTCTCGTAATCTTTGTTTAATAACCTCTGGTTTATCATCTGCTCTACCTCTGGCCGTCAATCTTTTAATTACTTCTTGTTCAGATACTTGTAAGTTAATAATAAAATTATGTTCTATATTATTTTTATCCATTGCTCTTACTTGTTCCATACTTCTAGGAAAACCATCAAATACATATCCGTTTCTTGCGTCTGGTTTTTTAAGTCTGTCCATAACTTCTCTCATAACAATCTCTGTCGGAGCAAACTTACCATTCGCTAATAATTCTTTTACTCTTTTACCATCTGGCGTATCTTTCTTTGCCAAGTCTCTCATCATATCACCAGTATAAATGTGTGGTATATCAAAATGCTTTGTAATATATTTTGAGTAAGTTGATTTACCCGAACCTGGTCCACCTATCATTATAATCTGCCAAGGTCCACCTTTTATTTCTCTTAAAAATCTTTCTACAAATTTCACTTTCTATATCCTGTGCCTTTATCTCTGTTGCCCCATCTTTTTTGCCAAGCCCAAACACTCATTCTACCACCTATGCTTTCACATATTGAATAGTATTTGTCTAAAACACCAATCATTTTACTTTTAATTAAATCAATTGTATCTGGTATTGTTCTCATTAATTCCATCCTTTTGGCATTGTAAAGTTTTGCCTGCTAAATTCTAATCTATCTACAAGTTTAACTGCACCTGCAACTCTATCAACGGCCACATATCCTTCAGGAGCGGTTACTCTATAACCACTTGAAGTTCTAACAAAGTGACCTATACTTTGAATTTGATTCATCTTTCTTAATAAAGTATTTTTAGCATTTGCTAAAGTAATATGACTTGCAATCGCAAAGTATAATGCTGTTCTATTTCTTTTAATAAAATCCATACCTTCTTTTTTTGCTTTTTGGTATGGTGCTTTACCTCTATCAGTTTTCTTACTATCAATTTCTTTATCTAATACGTTTTCGTAATATGTTTCAAATCTTTTTTGCATATCTCTTACACCACCCATATTACCTTGCGTTGTTTTGATAAAGTGATTAAAGAAAGTTTTTAATCTAAAGCCAACCGTGTTAGTGTCTTGACTTGTTTTAGACATTTCATTTAACATAGGAGCTGCTTTAGATAAAGAGCCTTCAGCCATTCTTATTTGTGCGTCAAAAGCTTTTAGTTCATTAGCATTAAACATAACTGAACCTGACTTATCTGTATATTGAGCAGACGCTAAAAATATATTTGAACCACCATTACCTCTAACGGTACCAAAACCTGCTGATAAACTTTTCATATTTTTACCAGTATAAGATGTATGAAATACAATACCCATTTTGGCTCTAGCAATTTGTCTACCTATGCTACTATTTACCGGTACTGCATATGTAATTGTATTAGGTGTAAATGAAAGCATTTTTTCGCCATCAATATTTACTACTTTTAAATCGTCTGTAAATAATAGGTCACCTTGCAAGATACCTTTGATTGGTAATTTTTTAAGATAATTAAAACAATATGAAAGTTTTTGAGCTGCACCACCTGTGCCGTGATTTTTTTTAATATCTGATATTGAATAATTGATTTTAGGTGTGACGTTGAATACTGATTTAGTACCAACAAAGAATTTTCCGTTTTCTGGATTTTGACCACATATAATAGCAGGCGCACCGTCCCATTTAACGGTCATATTAACTGCACCTTTGGCATTACCAGCCAACATATTTCTAACTGATTTTAGAAAGCTTATTGCATTATCACCACCTTTGGCACCGTTATTGATAATATCATCTTCTAGGTGTTCAAGGTGTGTGTTTTTGTCCTGTGTAAAGAAACCTTTAAAACTAAACATTTGTTCTCCAATTTATCCATTTATATAATAATCACTAACCCATTAACAAATCATACTACTATTTATACTATGAAACCTTTAGAAAAAAGGTAGAAATATCCGTATTTGACATAGCATATCTAACAATCTGTCTTGAAAATTCATCAAGTTTTTTACCTTTTCTATCGGCTTCAACTGCCTCTAAAAAAAGTAAACCCATATACTTACCAAAATAAAAAGCTTTACTTTTGTTTTGGCCTCTTTGTGTATATTCATCTGCGTTCTTTTTAAATATGTCTTTAGCTACCACGTCTTGTTTATTAGTACCAGGTTTTTGTTTGTTTATAAATCTGATATATAAATTGTAAAAGTTATCAAGGTTAATTTCCTTATAGTAAGTCTCTCTATAAGTTGATTGATTACTTCTATGACCAATGGTTCTGTTAAAATTCTTTTCTACATAATGATTGACAACACCACCACCTATTTTACCAGCAGCTGCATATTTGCCTTTCATTTCACCTTGCCAAGATTTAATTGTTTCCATAGCTCTTAATTGCATTTGACCACCATCACTAAAATGTAGGTAAACATCTGCTGAATTAAAAAAATCTCCTGTCTGACCAAAAGTAAAACCAGCAAATTTTGTATCGGCATTATGAGTTCTTTTCCTAGTATTAAATGGTGTTACCGTTGCTTGTGAACCACCGACTTTTTTTAAAGATATGCCTAAAGTATGTTCATCAACTTTATCTCTAACTGCTTCTCTTAATTCTGTCCATTCTACTGGTAAAGTTTTTTCATCTTTAGAAAATGGTAATTTACTAGTAGGTTGTTTTGTACTCATCCATATATCTCCTGGATTCCACTTATCATCATTAAAAGAACCAGGTGCTATAGGTGGATTATTAACTTTCTTATCGTAATCTTGAGCTTTCTTTTTATTATCATAAACAGCTTTCATAAAAGGAGACCCTCTATGAAAATAAACTTTTTTATTTTTAAAAACTTTTACATACTGCGAATTATAAATTGCATTGGCAGACTTTATAAAAACATCTGTTTTAAACCAATCTTCAGGACATTTTTCGTATAAATCTTCAATTTTGTTTCTTTGAGATTTATCATAAGTAAAACAATAATCGTGTTGTTTTTTTAGTGCTTTTATATCTGTATTTTGATTAGTTAATTTAGTAGCACCAGTATTAAAAAGTATAGATAGAAAATAACATTGTAATGATTCAGTTATAGCCGTGTCGCTTGCACCACCACCTGAACCTTTACCACCACCAAAATCGGGGTCTTTGAAAAATTTAGAAACTAAATCTCTACCTGTTTCAGTTCTTCCTGATTTACTATTAGAATATACAATAGTGTATTTGCCTTTATCGTCTTTGAGTAATTTTAAACCATAGACTTTTCTACCATTAGCATTTTGACCTAGTATAAATTCTTTTTTATCTCTGACTTTACATTCAAAAATGCTTACATAATCCTTACCTTTATAAGGACCACCGCTGGCTGTGTACTTGTCTTTAAATCTACTAGCTGATAATTGACCCATATGTCTCTCCCTACATACTATTTATCTTTTTGACATATAGTTTAAACATAGAAAAGGTGGTACGCCACCATTTACTTGCCAAACTTTATGTTTATTTTGAAAATCTACAATCTTCTTTGCGTCTTCTTCAAAAAAATATTCATTAATCACAGAGTTGGTTGGCTGTTCAATAACTTGCCAGACCATTTTTCTACCACGTTTTACTAGTTTTGTATTGTAAGACAATTTACCCTTTTGACCTCCTGGTCTCTTATCACCTTTATGAAATCTAACTTTTTGTTTTTTAGTTTTTGGCATTATAATTTGAAGTCACTAAACTTATCGTAAGCGACCTCTTTTTGATTTACTTCTTTTTGATTGCTGTCAACAATATTTTGTGCTGATTGACCAACATCATATAGTCTCATCTTGGCTCTATCTACACCTATGATAAATGACCTGTTGACGCTTGGGTCATTGTATCTATTTTTAAGTTGTTTAACTTTCATTTGACCTAGTTGTTCTAGTTCTTCATTACTAATTAAAGCAAACATAAAATCTGCTGTTGCTGGTAAACCAAATGATTCAGACGTATCTTCTAATCCAATATCACTTGAAGTAAAACCAGTTCTTGTTGTTTGTGTGGCACTAAAGATTGGTACATTAAATTCTACTGCAAGACCTCTTAACTCTTCAGCAATAGCCTTAATATAGAAATAAGAACCAATATTACCACCTTTAAATCTACTTGAAGCACATATATTTAAATAATCAATAAAGATAATATCTGGTCTAAATGATTTCTTTAATGCTAGTTCATCTATTAATGCTTTAAAATGTCCACTATGAGCAGACGCTGTTGGATATTCTTTAATAATAAGTTTACCATAAGTCTTGTCTGATATTTTTTTCATCTTATTTTCATACAAGTCTTTAGGCATTACGTGTAGGTCATCCATAGAAACGTCTAATAAGTTAGCGTCTATTCTTTCTGCAATTCTTTCCTCTGCCATTTCTAAAGTAATATATAAAACATTTTGACCCTCTGTTAAGAAGTTAGAAGCCATATGACACATAAACAAAGATTTACCAACACCGGTACCTGCTAATGCAATATTCAATGTCTTAGCTGGAACACCACCTTTGGTAATTCTATTCATATATTCTAAATCAAATTTATATCTTTTCTCTTTAGTATGGTACCAATCATATCTTTTTTCTGCGTCATCAATATAATCGTGACCAACTGACTTGTCAAACGATACTGCTAATGCGTCTGATAATATATGTGGTATTGCCTCTGCTGATTGTTTCTTATCTTTGCCATCTAATATTTTGATACCACTTAATACTGCATTGTGAACAGCACGGTCTTTACACCACTTTTCAGTAGTATCTAAAAGCCATTGTTCATCTGTCTCCAGATTTTTAATTGCATTTACATAGTCTTTTATATTATTGTGTTCAGTATCATTAATATCTTTTCTACTATTAACTTCAATTAGTATAGCGTCTCTTGTAGGTACATTATTATACTTTGTAATAAAATCAAATATGGTAGTAAATAATACCTGTTCAGTTCTTTCAACAAAGTAATCTTCTTTTAGAAAAGGTAAAACTTTTCTAGCATACTCTTCTTTGTGAAATAAATTACTTAATATGGTATATTCTATTCTATCACTTATCATTTATTATATCACCTCTCTCTAATTGGTCTTCTAATAGTTCTAATAGTATATCACCAATATAATCTATAAATTCTTTATTGTCAAGCAGTATTAGATTTTTGGGATTTTTTTTAACGGTGTAATCAAACTTCATAGGAAGTTTACCGTCTTTTTCAACTTCACTCTCTGGAGCAAATGCAACTCTACCATAGTGGTAAATTACATCTTTGAATTTACCCTCTGTAATCTTAACGCAAGAAAAGTCTTCGCCTTCTTTTTGTGCAAAGACGTACCTTTTAGGCTTCGTCTTCTTGTCCGTATGTAAATTTTCGTTTTGTGTGTTCATCAATCTTATCCAATACCTCTTTTGTAAAATACTTTTCAGGCTCTGTATTGATAGACTTACCAAATACTTTTGTACCATCAGGCATTTCATATCTAGTAGATACTTTCTTAAACACACCGGCTTCTTCGCCTAGTTCTAACAGACCATAATGTCTATCTAAACCTTGTTTATATGAAAGTCTTACATCTATTTGAGCATTCTCTTTTGTTATTCTTGACTTATAATTTTTACAATGAATAATATTACCAACTACCTCTGTGCCATCTTTTTCTTTTCTTTTGCCTAGGTAGATGATTGATGAAGCAGCGTATTTCAAACCTGAACCGCCACCCATTTCTTTTTGTGGAAACATAGAACCAATAACATCATAAGTATGATTGGTCATTATCATAGGAACACCTGCTTGACCTAGTTTTAAAGTCAATACTCTGAAAGTAGATTTGACAATTTGTGACCTTGTCATATCTCTAGTTTCTT